TTTTTGTTCGCAAAGTAGTAAACTGTGCCCGCTGCTGAATTGGCATTGCCAGAATTCTTGATAGCCAGCGTGAAGTCAACAGTATCACCAGCATAGTAGTCCTGTGATGTGTAGCTTGAGGCCCCAAATAAGTCGGGAGAAGCTGCGACTCGTGAGAGGATTCGACTGGAGACGTTCCCGCGAACATGCTCATACCCCAGTAAATGCCCTGATTCGTGAGCAATCACATTGGCTAAACGACAAGCATATGATGCAAGAGCATCATATGTCCGATGGGTAATCTCTTCGCTGAACACAAACCCCTTATCCCCCCGATTCCCATTCCTCACATCCACCTCCTCAGCCAGCCCAAGAAAACCGCCGTGCTCGACGAAATAAGAATCATCTCCCCCTACATAAACCGTAGAATATACTTGATCAGTCACTGGCTGAATGGCGGTAAAAACTACGCCAGACCCAGCAAAGGTCTTCTTCAACTCCTCCAAAACCTTAGAAACGATCATTTTCTCCTGCCCGGCCATTTCCGTACCTTCCAGAGAAAACGCAGGCACATCAAACGGCCCCACGGTCACCGGGCCGTTGTAAATGACACCTTCAGTCCCATCAAAATCCAGGCAAATAATCTGCCCAGCAAGGTTTTCCGGATTTGGATCGACGGCCACCAATCCAGGCAATTCGGGCATGCGAAGTGGGGATAGAAAATCACTGTTTGACAGGGAGGAGGCACTCTGATGTGAAGTGCCTTTTGCCGAATACAAAGGCGTTGGGGCATCAGTTGGGAATTCCGGCGGCCCACGGGGGACAATGCTGCCAACCATTCGAGTTGTGGGTCCTTCGTTGTTTGCTGTTCGTGGTTCGTTATTCGCTATTGGCTGAGAACGGATGTTCTCTTGTTTCTCATTGGCTTGTTCATGATTTTCGTCTTCCTCCCTGGCCACTATCCCCTCTTCCGCAGTCGGACTGTCAGACTGGCTTACTGTCCCACTGTCCTCAGTCTTCTGCCCTCCATCCTCGGTTATCCGTCCTCGCTCTCCTCCCCATTCATTTCCAATCCCCTCTCCATTTCCGGGCAACAACTCCATAACCACAGCCTGCTCATCTTGCGTATCAGGAAGCAAACCGGTGGGACTAAAACCAAGGGAATCCCCGCTTAGCAGAACCCGCGCTTCGAGTTGCTCGAACACAGGATAAGCCTCACCACGGCAGCCCGTCCTGCTGCCAAATGACGCTCTCCTTATCCAATTACGAAGTCCCAAAGACCTGCTCCACTCTCGCGAAAGGTACTTGCTCGCGATCCTTAATCACTTAATCTCATGGTCGAGATTGAGTCTCCTTATCACCCAAGGTTAGCAGTGGATTTGGGGCATGTCAAAACTTTTTTGTCATTTTCGCGTGTTTTATAGGACGTGACGGCTTGGGAATCATGCGCTGGATTGCTGACTTTCATGTGGGCAAATACGACGTTGGTTTGAGCACTCTCTGGACCACTCATACCCTACCAAATCAGTAGAATAAAGATTGTGCCAAAAATTGAGAAAGCCCCTGGCGTTTGGTAAGGGCTCCTTTATCCCCTTTTAACCCGCATTCCTAGAGGCAATATCCGCCGTTGGTACGGCTTCACGTATTTCAGGAAATGTCAATTGTCGTACGCATGACTCACTGCCCCCCTCGGACATTTCCCTTGATCATATTCTCCAGCGATTCCAGTTTAGCGCTCATCAACGCCATGGTACCTGCGTGGATGTTGTCACAATTCTCCTTGGTCTGGGCCTTTTCCAGGATACTGAACATGCGCTCGGTCCGGTTCTCCAGGGCCTGGAACACATCGGCCCGGTCGGCCTGGTGTCCAGCCAGGTGCTTGACAAATCCGCCCAGCAAGATGGACAGCAACAGCGTTACGATCCCGGACATGACCACAAATGCCCTGACCAGCCAGTCCTCACTCCCAGCCGTTGCCCCGACTATGACAGTCCCCAGTCCGGATGACGTCCACAATATCCTCACGCCGTAATATACTGCTGTCTTGATCATTGCTTTTCCCCCGTCAAAATGCTACCAGGCTATCATTTTGTTATGGCAGCGCTATCAAATTTGTTGAAGTTTACGGACCATTTTCCACTAAACACATTATTCGAGTGGGCTGCGTTCATTGTAAAGACAACGTAGTACCCGTCGTCAGCCGATACTTGATAATCGAACGTCTCAGTTTCCCAAGCCCAGCTAGAGTAATCGGTGGTGTATTTGGTAATAGTTGTTTGCAGAACATTTGAATCATTGTAAATTTTGAGTTTAACCCCCACGCCATAATAAGTGCCATAGTAGCTGACAGGTAAAACTGAAATGGTGCCGGAGATATAAGAATCGTCAGTTAGCGTAATGGTCTCGCTGGTGTAAATGATATCATCCGTGTAATTATTTGTTACCGAATAGCCTGTTTCAATTCCTGCGTCTGAGGTCAATACCCGGTAAAAACCTGCTGATATGCCGTTGATAGTGTTAGTGTCGACCCGGTCGGCCTCCAATGTACCGGTCTTGATGTAGTCGGCGTTCAGTACGATTTCAGAGCCAGTATCGTACAGGATATTCAGCCAGGTCGAGCCGTCGTTCGTGATCTGGATACCGGACGGCCCCCACTTCCATTTCCTGGAGCCAGCAGTAGTCACTTCATACGAGCCCGCTGTACAGCTCCCCAGATCCGCAGAGATCGCTGAGAGACTAGCCACGTTGATATTATCAGCCACGACCGCATTTGACGCCAGGATGCCCGCCACAATACTCGCGGCGTAGATCATGCCGCCGTCCATCTTGGCTGTGTCGCTCGCATGGGCCCACGAGCTGTTGTCCGTGGCGTTGTTCGCCGGGGCATTGCCGTCATCGACCACTTGGGACCACAAGGACCCCACCGTGGAGACTGTCGCCCACGCAGAGCCACTGTATCGCTTGAGGGTGTCCGGGTTCGTGGATGTGTCCAACCAGATCCAGCCTGCCTGCGGGGTGGAAGGTGCTGTACCGCCAACGTGGGTAATGTCAACCGCATGGGCTGCGGTCACGTCCGCGTTGTCGTCCGGCTTGCCCGTTCCAGCAACCTTGGACCAGGTGGCCACGTCATAGCCGATTGCCGTCCAGGCGGATCCGCTCCAGCGATACGGTTTGTTGTCGTCATCCGAGTCGATCCAGATGTCTCCGGTCCCGTCCGCCGTGGGGGCAGATGCCTGAATGAACGTAACGATCTTCCCATCCGCCGTTGACTGGGCCGTCGCCGCGTTGGTTATTGCGGTAGAGACGTCTGCGTCCTGGACCGCTGTCCAGGCGGATCCACTCCAGCGTTTGAGCAGGTTCCCGTTGCCGGTGTCTACCCAGAGATCCCCGGCCCCTTCAGCCGTGGGCGTGCCGGATTGATAGAACGTCGTCACCTTGCCGTCTGCCGTGCCCTGGGCCCCAGCCGCCGCTGTGATTGCCTGAGCGATCCCCGAATCCCTTACATCCACCCAGGCGGACCCACTCCAGCGGTACATGCGATAGCCATCGTCCGAGTCCAGCCACAAGTCGCCCGCTCCCTCGGCGGTCGGCGCAGATGTCTGCACAAACGTGACTACCTTGCCGTCCGCTGTGGATTGGGCATCCGCCGCATCGCTCAGCGCCTGTGCAATATCCGCGTCCTGGATTTCCACCCAGGCTGCCCCGCTGTACCGATAGAGCTTGTTGCCGTCATTAGTGTCGAACCAGTAGTCGCCCGTGTCCATGTCAGATCCGGGCTCACTGTCCTGGAAGAAGGTTTGGAATAGATGATCCGGCTGGTTGGCAATATCCACGTTCCAGGTGGCGCCGACCGTCGCGTTGTTTTCGGGCTTGGCCCCATCGTCAAGCACATTCGACCACGATGCGTGTACAGTCCCAATATCGTCCCACGTAGCTCCGTTATATCTCTTAAGGGTATCTGGGCTTGTGGAGGTATCGAGCCACATGTAGCCGGTCCGTGGTGATCCCGGGGCCGACGGCCCGATGTATGAGATTTCGTCTGCGTGATCCCTCGTCACGTCGGCACCGGTCTCTACGCCGGATAGCTTGGTCTGATCTGCCACCGCATAGCGCTTGTAGCTGGAGCCTTCAGCCAGGTTATCGACTGACAGGGTGTCAGGGACTACCATATCTCCATAGGTTGCCGCGTCTGGCACCAGCAGGACAAGCGTTCCGTTCTTGTTCAGGGCAACCGGGAACCTGCCGGCGCCCACGGTGTCCAGCAGGGTCGCTGTGCCCTGAAATGTCGTATTGGCGCTATTCTTGTCCCAATACAGGAAGGGGTAGTTTGTACTGCCCGCCGCGATAGTGTACGTGTCGCCTTCCAGGAGCAACGTCCCCTCACTCCACGCCACATGGCCGGCAGATGGGCTGTTGTCCGTCCAGGTAAAACCGGATCGCATGGGCGTGTCTGTGCTGATCAGGTCCGCCACGACCTCCCTGGGGTATTCATTGCGCACATCCTGGATCGACAAGGGCTTGACTACTTTGTCGGCCACACTCGGAACGTCATAATTCTGGTACGCAATCACAGGCGTCTCTACGTCATCGGTAAAGATGTCTGAGTAGTAATCCACTGCATGGATCACCGCCTCCATATTGCTGGTGCGCTCGAGGTGGTAGATTACGAAGTTTTTCGTTACGTATTTGCTGGCTCCGTAGAAACCGGTATTGCCCTCGACTGGGGTATTGCTCCAGGTGCCGTCAATGGTGACGACGTTGTCTGCCACGCTAAGCACGTCGAAGGTCTCTATTTCTTCCTCTTCATTGGTCTCGTCAACGGTACGGATACAGATCTGGTCATCGCTGGTCGTTGTCTCGATATTGTCGAGCAGGGTCACGGTGTTGGATGTGGCAGAGGACACGCGCACATGCTCACCCCAGAGGGGTATGGACGACTGGATCTTGATACAGTCCCCCACAGTGCAGCCCAGGGCCTCCACGTCCACCCCAAGCTCGATCTGGCACTTCTGGAGCCTGTTCATGTTAAGCTTTATCAGGGCCTCTCTCCAGGCCTGGGACTCCCGGGTACAGCCGATCAGCTCAAGGGTGGTCTTATTGTATTGGCTGGCGTCCGCAGCCGTGTCGATCAACGGAAGGATGGTTCTCTTGTAGCCCTTCTCAGCATCGTTGTAGATCACCTCAAGCTCAGTGATCCGGTCGTATATCGGCAGGAACGTGCGCTTGAAGCTGTCCAGGTTCGTATTGTCCACATTGAACACCTGAACCGCTGTCTTGGGTTTGTTGATTGCCAGGGAGACCTTGTTGCCAATGAGCACCGGGCTACACCGGGCAACCTGGCAAACCTCCAGAACGGCCTCCCATATGGTGGTGCGCGTATCAAAGCCACGATTGATCTCAATCCGCTTCTCAGTACCGCCTTTGCCGTCCGGGACCAGTGTGTCGCAGTAGACGGCCAGTTCGTACAACTTAGTCAAGTCCACTTGGGATGGCTGCAGACCCTTGTATCCCACGATCTCATAGGGGACACTAACGCCATCGCCCTTGATGATCGGCAGGGTTAAGAGGTAGTAGATCACCCAGGCCGGACAGTTACTGTACTGAATCGTCCAGGATGATCCGTTGTAGGTCGGCAAGACGAGGCCTTCGATCTCCCACGAGATGTCCAGGCCGCTTGACAACTGGGCAATGTCGAGCCCCTCGATGGCCGCGTATGCGATGCCGGGATACTCAAATGCGTCATTCAGCACTTCCCGAACCGATTCAAGGTACACGATATCACCGTATCGCGAGGCGCTTTGATCTGCGGTGTTTTTCTGTACGCTGACCTCGTATTTAGTGCCCTGGGCGATCGTTACCGGGGATCCACCCGAGTATGTCTCGGACGCCACATAGGTCTTGCGGTAGGCCTGGGTTGTGTTCTTGGACACGGTCTCGCTTGCCAGTGTGCTCCAGGCCCCACCCTCTTCGCGAATCTTGACCGTAACATTGATTGAGTGAGTGGACGTGCCGCCCATGTCGTCGATCCAAAAGATCCCCCGAGGAAACAACAGGGTAATTTCAAGATCATCGGCATCGTCGTCGGGCAGTACTCGCGTAACCGTGCCGTCGTCGTAAGTGACTTCTGCCTGGTAGCGATACTCGGGCTTGACTGGGGATGCCAGAGCAGAGGCTGTCTGGTTGTACTCGCCGGTCTTGGTCTCAATGCTCACATCCGGGAACAGTGCGATCGGCTGACTCTCCAGCTCACAAGAACCAGACACGAAGCTCTCGATGGGCCCCTCTCCCATGGCCACGACTGCCCGGCCATACTGAACGTCCCCGTCGTCGTTGTCATAGGTGTGACAGGAGACAACATTGCCGTAGGCCCGAAACTTGCCGAAATTCAAGGGAATCGGTAGGCCTTGTTGCTGCAGCGTCATCGGGTTCCAACTGTAGACCTGGGAGTTGCCCAACTCAATGTCGCGCAAGTGCGGCATCTTGGGTGTAGGGCTCAAGGCCCGCATGAGGTATCCGCCGGCCACAGCAAAACCCAGTTTCATGGCCGCGACTCCAACAGGTATGCCATACGGCGCAAAGGCTGCTGCTGTCTGCGCCATGCCGACCATAGCCCCTATGAGCTGGCCAGCAAACTGGAACTCTACCTTGGGCTTGACCAAGAGATGGTCTGTTGCTGTGAGCTGGTAGCTGTCCCAGTCCTCGGGAGCCACAACTTGCCCATTGACCACTACCGTGTTCCGGCTGCCGGCCTCGGCCAAAGGCGTGCACAAAGAACCCACGGTCGGATACTGGTCCAGAGGGACTGGAGCTGTGTCCCGGTCTGTGATATCAAACGGATTATGGATGAATGTTGCTTGAGCTGCCGACATACCGATAGTACCCCACAATAAACCTCTGCCAACAGGGCAGAGATAAGGATGGCGCTGTTACGCACGTCTTCTCTGACACCTGCATGAACTGCACACAATTCTCCAATACAATCCCTGCGTGGTAATTCCCCAACAAATCAAAACCAATGATTGCGAATGGCTCCGGTGTATCGAGCAGAAAAAAGTGCTTTTTGATGTGGTAAACGCATCGACCGTTGGCAGTCTCTGTGTCTACAGGGGTCGGCTCGTCAGGCAGAAGGATTCCGCCCCGCCGTGCCACCTCGACACAGAGACCCCAACAGTCATAGCTGTCAGGCCCACGCCCCCCCAGTTCATAGGGCAAACCGATTAGGTCTGAACAATCATTCATAGTCATGCCACGAATCGGACTGTATTGGACCGAATCCCATGGAAGCCCCCGCTACGCGCTGAGTTTCCCCTGAGTCGGCAATCCGATAAAATGCGTTTACAACCTGCGAAATAGACTTGGCCACCGCCCGGGTAAGACCCCACATAGTCGCTACTATCAGTCCCATCCAAGCTGATCGTATCCGCGTCCACCTTGGTCGCGGTGAACGTGGTGTCGAGCGACGGAGAATAAGAAGAGTTACTGTAGATGGTGACACTGTCGCCTGTGCTCCACGGATGCGATGTTACTGTCACCTTCACCGGGTCCGTGCTACTGAACACAAAGCCACTGATCGACCAGGTGCAATGATCACAGCCAATCAAGCCATCCACCTCCCTGCCATAGTGGTGACGGCAGTAATTGCCAAAGTAGGAGTCGGGCGGAACGCGCGTACGAAGTCTCACGGGCCCGCCCAGCGAGAACACGATACCTTGTGCATCGTCGGTCGTGGTAATCACGACGTACTCCTGGGTCAGTGTCGAGTAATCCAGACTCGGCAGGCTGGTATTGAACGGCGTCATCTTGACCGCCCAGCCCACACCGCCGTCATTGTCTTCCAGGGTTAATCGCAAGGCCCTGTTCGTGTCGTACACAGTCAGCTCTGTGGTGGGCAGCTCGCCATCCGCATTGCTCTTGGACGTGTCAATATCGAACGCCGCCGCCGCATAAGTCTGGCCGTCGTAATCGTGACTCTGAGTGTCCTTGACGTAGTATTCGTTATCCACGGTCTCATCCAGGGGGATCAGCTCTAGCAAGAGCGTCCAGGTCCCTACCGAGGACAACTTGTTCTTTTCCAGAATCAACTCTAGCGGCATGTCGTTCATGCTGGCATCTACCTCTTCTCAGAAGCCCGTCAGGCCAAAAAAACTACTCGCCCTGTTCCTGCTTTGGTTTCGGAGTGTACTTCTCGCCGACAATTTCGCCTTTGGCGTCACGGACTGTTATTGCAGACTCGATGCCGTCACGCAGTTGCTCGTAAGCCAAGTCGCAGATCTCTTCCTCGGTCTTGTCCGTACACTGATCCAGTGGGACCGCGGTGTCACGGTAGAAGCTGCGGCCCTTGACTTTGACTGAGAAACCAACTGCGTAGCAGGTCGGTTCATTGGCTGGATGTAGCTGCATTTTTGCAATTGTAATTTGTGCTGCCATATTGGCTTTCCTTTCTTACGATGCTTTGGGTACGTAGCTAAAACTAAAATAAAATTTATCACCAGCAGTCAAATCTGCCCCGTCTATGGTGTCGGCACTGGCATTGTCAAAACACTCCCGTATAGAGAAATACGTCTGGTTTTCTATCATGAAGCTGATTAGGTATTTGGCGTTTGCGTCGATGTCACACTGCTGAGCCATTACAGTGCCAATCGACCTTGATCGAAACCCATCATTACTATTTTGGAAGGGAAGCGAAAATTGCAGGTCGCCAACCGGGGACGAAATAGAACTCACCTCGATATATCCCTGGCAAGTGACCATAGCCCCTATTTTGATGTATCTACACGTGGTATTAGCAAGCGTCACCGTCCCACTAGTGGCAGGAAGGCACGTAATCGTCCACGTGCCTTCCTCGTAGTCGTCCAGAGTATTGGCAGCTGCGGTGTCACTCCCAAAGAGTATTCCAGTGCTCGCCCTTATCTCCCCATTGACATCTAGTGCCATATCAGGCGACGCAGTGCCGATGCCGACGTCACCAGAAGAATCGATACGTACTCGCTCAGCAGCTGATGCAGCCTGTCCTGTATAGAACACTAATGCACCATTGCAATTGGTGTCTTCTGTGATGCCGCCTATACTCGAATGGACACCGACCTGAGTTACGTCGTTGGTGTAAAACTCAATTAGACCTGAGAACTGCTCAGCTGATGATCCACCGTCCGTGTCGGTAAATCGCAAAGCATTGGCTACCCCCGAAGCATTAGAGGCTGATATATGCAGCTTAGTAGCTGGAGTTGCTGTTCCAATGCCGACATTACCTTTACCACTCCCTGTCCCCTGAATTATCATGGTGGGCGTTAGACTGTACGTCCCGGAGGTGCCTGCCGACTGATTATAAAATTCAATGTCATCGGCATTCAAAAGTACCATCGAAGCAAGATCTGCTGCGTCTGTTCTAGCGAACTGATCAGTGGCAGGATAATACCTGAATCGATTTGAACCAATCCACACTTTATCGTAGGTATTGTCTTCTGATAGATAAAACGAATGGTAAGTAGAAGAATCATCCCTACTACCTATCGTAGTTGCGCAAAGGGTCCCATTCACTTCTAAAGTGCTGCCTGGGCTCGACGTGCTGATGCCGACGTTCTGGGTTGCCCCATCGATGGTCATGGCCAGAGTATCTTCGGTCAAGAAATGGAGATCATCGCCAGTCCCACCAGTCCCAATCATTAATACACTTGCACCAGGGTCCGTCCTGAGACGACAAGCATTAGCCAATGCGACTCCACCCCATGTCCCAGAATAACCCCTACTAAACGACTGCAAGGTACAACTACCCGTATCAGCCTTAGCTAAGATTGTGGCAATTGCTCCAGTACCGGTATTTGGATTTTCGGCAACCATTTGTGTCTGATTGTTTGTGCTCTTGTACAAGTGAAATTCATAGTTTGGAGCCGCTATTCCGATGCCGACATCGCCGGCGTCCGTGAACACCACAGCTTCTGAAGAAGACGCAGAGCCGAACACCAAGTTGGAGAGGCCACCAGTTGTCGAAGTACATCTTGCGCCAATACTCCAATGAACCTTTGGACCTGAGCTAGATTCGTCAGCAGAGTAAAATTCAAACCTACCCCAATCCGTAGTCGTCAACCAATTAGACGCCGCCGCCTTTGTCGTTGAAATTCGTATAACCGTTGGATCTATCGGGTTTTGTCCGGTGTTGGACGAAACCTCCAGAAGCTCGGCCGGGCTCGACGTGCCGATGCCGACCTTGCCGTCCTGGTCAATCCTCATCTTCTCCGTTGCCGCTGTCGCTGCTGCCGTATAGAAGAGAAGATTCGATTGCCCGGAAGAGTACGGACTGTCTGCATATGCTGCAATCATAGCCCTTACACCATCAGTGTTCCCTGGACTTGTTTGATCATTACCATGAAATTCTATTCGCCCATAGTAATCTCCAGTTGTGACAGCCGTATCTCCAAAAGCCAGTCTGAGTATTGGGCCTGTTCCAGAATCCCATAGGTGTAGCAATGTCTCTGGGTTGACCGTTCCTATACCGAGGTTCCCTGAATCATCAAAGGCCATTCTATACGCGGCTGAGTCATAATCGTAGAACCCCAGATTCCCCGTTGATGAGGATGAGAGCGCCCACTTGACACCACTTGCGTTCGTATTGTTTAGGATTATTTTCGCCGCTGTGTCGTTGGCAACTTCAAGTGTGAGCCCTGACGAACTATCTGGGCTCCCTGTGCCGATACCGACGTTGCCGGATGTATCGATAGTAAAGTAATCGGTCGAGTCGGAATTGATGCGGAAGTCATTACTAGTGTCTGGTGTATATAGAAGCCATTGCTGACTGTCATCAGACTCAAGTATAAGTCCCGCATTTCCACCCCCAGAGCTTGTATCAGCCAATATGTAGGCATTGCCGGTGGTAGAACGAACGTGTAGAAGTTGTTCCGGTGCCGTATATCCAATACCGACCTTGCCTAAATGAGCCACGGTGAGATGTGGAACCGACGAACTTCCATCACTCGACATTTCCCCAAATTCCAAGGCGCCGTTGTTGTTATCAATATACCTGCTTCTGGTTGAAGCGTCCGAATCCTCTAGATGGATACCAGGAGCAGCGGACTTAATATGCAACCACGGATAACCGTATCCCACTCTTTTGGCTGGGCTCGCCGTTCCAATCCCGACGTTGCCGGTACTGCCTTGCACAAACAAAGCACTGGCAGCCCCAAGCGCAGAGATGATCGTATCCACATCGACCGCTGCCGGGTTGATCCAGACCTTGTCCTGGGTGCCGTCTTCCAGTAGGCGGAGCATCTCTACACCACCGACGTGCAACTTCATCAAGTCGGTATCGAACTCGATCTGCGTATCAGCATCGCCCCGGTGCTGGAGGTACTGTTGCACCAGCACCGGGTCAGAGAGGTAGCCGTCCGAGTCAAAGACGTTCTCGCTAAGGAACGTATTTAGCTTCGTACCCCAGACGTTTAAGTCGCCGCCAGGATTCGGTAGTGTGACTGCTCCCATGTGTTACCCCCTTATTTCTTTTGGGCCTTCTCGTCTTCCTTGTCGGTGACGAACATGGTCCAGATGTCGATAAAGTCCTTGTGGAGCTGGCCCTGCTTGTCCAGCTCCTTGAGTTTCTCGGATATAAGCGCAACGGCCCGGTCACAGAACTGGATGGCCTTTTTATCTGTGTCGCCCTTGTCGTTCCAGGTCATGAGACCGCCGCTATTCTTGATATTGAGCTGCTGGTGTTCGTCCTGCGAGAAACTGATCTCGTTTTCCAACTCGCGCAGTATGCGCAGGTCCGCAATCGAACCGCGATCCGGCAGAAGGCCTCCGATTAACAGTCTTTCCTTGACGCCAAGTTTCTTTGTGATTCCACTCATTAGGATTCTCCTTGCCTCTGTTATGAAGCGCTCACGATTAATAAAACAGCTACGATCCGTATACGTCACTGCCATAAGCTCCTGCCCCGTATGCGTCTGCATCGGTGATCTCTGGCACGGCCTGCTTGATCACAACAAATACATTCCACGTCCCGCCGCGGTCGGTCTCTCGCTTGAACTCGATCTCCTTTGCAAAACGAACGCCATATATATCGCTGGTCTCAAAGTGTACCCAGGCCCAGGTTTCGGACCCGAACAGCACTGCCCTCTCAAAATCCCACAGCAACTCCTTGTCGGCGTTCGGTAGATACCGATAGCGAAAGGCCCACTGATCCGATACCCACGAGACCATCGGGTAGGTCTTCTCAAGGCCCGATTGCTTGGGGCTGCGGTAGGTGGGGTCAAAACTGGCCCCTTCGTCCCAATCCTCCATCTCGGGCAGGTGCAGCGTCCCGGTCTCGTCAAGTGTCGGATACGTGTACACGCTAGTACCTCCCCTGCGCTAACTTGCTGGCTATGGCGCTCCACACCATACCGCCGTCCATGATGTTCTTGGCTATAAGGGTTGTCGTCATACGGTTGCCGTCACGCACCGGGTTGCCTTTCTGCTCCAGGCGAATACCGGACTGATTGATGATCTTGACTTCGCTGTCAAGGTTGACCACAGTGCCGCCGCCAGATTCCACGCCCAAGCGCCCACCAGGCCCACGCTTCAAGGGCATGATGGCTTCAGGGCCCGCCTCTGCGCCCAAGCCGGTCCTACCTCCGAACATGGGAAACATGAAGGGCTTGTCAAAGACAGCACCCTTGGCAAAGGGGACAACACTGCCCATTGAAAACACGTTGCCCAAAGCGTTGGGAGTTGGCGAAAACAATGTCCCCAGGCCACCAGTAATTGCGCCGCCCAGGGCCTCCCCTGCCGGCTGCAGGATAGCGGACTGAATGGCAATCTCTATGATCTGCCTGCCCACGGCCTTGGCCGCGTCGCCCAGGTCCTGCATGTAGAGGATGGACTTGCCAATACCCTGCGCAAAGGCATTGCCGATCTCGTGCCCCACGGACGCAAGCCGTTTGGCTTTTTCCAGGGCCTTGACCTCTGCCTTGATCAGGGACGCTTGCTCTTCTGTCACCTTCTTGCCCTCGCTCCGGGCCATGACTTCAGCTTGCTGCAGGGCAATGGCCTGCTCGCGTTCGATATTGTTCAGGCCAAGCTGCCTGCGCTCTTCCCTGATGGAGTCGATGTACAGGTCCACTTCGCTCGTAAGGATCTGCTTGCTCTGGGTGCCTGTGCCCTGCTGAGGACCGTATGGGGGAGCTGGGGGGATACCCTGGGAGTAATCACCAATGCCCAGGCTCTGCCCTGTGGCTGCTGGGCCTATGAATCCCGCATGGGGGAGGTCTTCAGCCGGCGCTCTCCTGCCCCTCTGAGACCGGGATGGCTGAACGATCCCTAGTTCCCTACGCAGGTAATCACGTTCTGCAAGGGCCTTTTCGTACCCGTCCCTCATGCGGGCAAGAGTCTTCTTGTCGTTCTCTGCCTGCTCGAAGCCATACCGTGGGTTTGTTAAAAACGCATTGGGTATTCCCTGCTGTAGCGTCTCGTAGGCCTCAATGGTTTCCTCGGCCTTTTTAAGCTTACTTGTCTGCCAAAGCTCCTGGGCGATGTCAGCCGGGTTTGCGCTGACCCTGGCAGCATCGCCAGCCGCTTCGCCGAGCGTCTTTACCAGCTTTCGTAAATTCGAGCCCTTCTTGGCCATGTCCGCAAAGGCCTTGGCCATATCCCCAACCGCTGGGGCTAGGTCTTCAGCAAAGACCCGGCGCAGCTCTTTAGCAGACTCTGTATACCGGTCGAACTGATGCTGGGACGTCTCAGTCATCTTACCGAACGCCTCAACATCAGCGCCCGAGGTCTCGGTGATGTAAGCCACATCCGCAGCATGCCCACTGACCTGCTTCATGGCCGCTGCCATGGCAGACAGGCCGCGCACATTGCCAAAGATTCTGGATAGGTCGCTGGCCTCCAGACGACTGAGCTTTTCAAAGACTTCCTGCATGTTGATGCCCTCTTGGGTCAACTCACGCAGGTTCAGACCGAGTTGCATAGCTGCATCTGCCGCCTCGGCAGTGGGGCTCATGAATGTGCTGAGGATGGCGCGCACACCCGTCATGGCAATGTCTGTTCTCATGCCGGCCCGTGTCAGGGTCGAGATGGTCGCCAGCAGCTCTTCCAACGGCATATTCGCCGACGATGCCAGGGCTGCCACCTTGCCGATGTGCTGGGCCAGCTCGCTAAAGGTGGTCTTACCTCGCTGGACCGTTTCAAACAGGTCACTGGATACGTCCGCCGCCTTGTCCGCGGACATGCCGTAAGAGTTCAAGACCGTGGTGATGGCATCCGCTGCCACGCCGGTATTGGTCATGCCGGCAGTAGCCGCCCGGGCAGAAACCTCCAGCACATCCATGGCCTTGCTCGCGTCGATAGACGCGGACAGGATGTCGTACAGGCCCTTGGACAGGCTCTGGGTGTCTTCGCCCATGCGCACAGACAATTCCCGCATCTGCCGAGAATAGGCAGGCAGGTACTGCATGGTCTGCTTGTTGAGCATGGTAGAGACGTTGGCCATCTGCTGCTCAAAATCAGCAAAGTCTCTAATGGAATGCTTGATTGTGCGCAGGCCCGCATAAGCACCAACCAGGGCCACAAGACGTCTCTGCAGCGCCCCCATAGACGCGCCAGCAGCTGTAGTCGCCCCTGTCACCCTTTGGGTAGCCCCTATGTACTGACCAGCCCCTATCTGGGCACCGGTTGCGTCAATCTTGAGGCTTAGTGTCGCTTCGCGGATCGTGCTCACCGTTACGACTCCATTCCAAAAACTCTGTGTCCAATTCCGATACCAGCTCAAAAAACATCAGTCTGGTATTGATGTCCTTGACTCCCGTCAGGTCGAGATACGCCATGATGTCCGACATGCTCAGTGGATTGACTGCCATGCCGTTACATTGCCGCTTGCGCCCTAAAACCAGGAACCCTTCAAAGATCCATTGGTACTCCTGTTTGACTTCTGGCCGGTTATCCCAAGCAGGCGTGTCAAGGCCCTGCTCGGCCCGTTTCTGCAGCACTGCTACATGTGGCCCCCATTCGAGCTGCCACCGCAGCGCGGCAGTTAGTTTCCCGCTGCGTCCTCAATGAGTGCTTTGCGGAAATGCTCTTCACCTGCCGACTCATAGAGAATGAAATTCCACAGCCGCCACAGCTCTTCGTCCCGGAACCACTCCAGGGCTGTTGCGCTTGAGTAGGGGATAGGCTTGCCCTGCTCATCTTCGACGCTCTCCCAGTCGAGCAAGACCGTCTGGGACGCGGCTTCTTTCTGAACGTCAAGCATCTGCTCTTCAGACAACTCTTTGACATTGAGCTGCACTTTGCGTTCATCAATGATCCGGGCAATGGCATCCCGGTAGTTCGGATTGCCCAGGCGGGCGAGCTTCAGAAGGATGCCACCTTGATAGGGCACCCAGGCTCCATTGCGCTCCTTGTCCAGGTCAGCGCGTAAAGCATTAAGTTTCATGTGTCACTCCATTAAGCTGCAAATCTTGCCATACGAATCGTCACGTCCTCACTTGAGTCGCGATAGGCGCCGAACTGCATCTCGGCGAAACAATCTCCATTGGGGCCGGTCGGCGTCCTCTGGCCGTTGGTGTACTTGACCGCAGGCAGGTCGATCAGATAGCTGTTGCCGGCACTGTCTGTGATCGGTAGTGCCAAGGCCGACGCGGTCTCGTTGAGGTACTTGTCATACAGCGTTTCGTCGCTGTAATAGGCGGACAGGCTACCAGTGACCCCGATTGCACCCGAGCCCAAACTAAGCACGCCTGCGCTACCAACTCTCATCCGGGCACGCAGGTTGTTGGTCAGGTTGAAGCTAAAGTTGCTGATCGTCATGGCTGCCTGATTCTCAAGCAGACTGACCACTTCAGCGTCAACGATGGTCGGCGTTGTCGTGGCCGCGGTATAGCCCGTACCGCCCGAAGATGACACAGACGACTCCCCAGCCCCTAAAAGATCAAACGATCCGGTCAAACGGCCCTCCAACGGAACATTGAGCGACAGGCCGTTGATCGCCATGCCCAGGAACAGCGCGAACTTGTTGGTCAGGTCCGTGTACCCGCGTTCCAGGTTGAAACTGGTCAAGGTCTGACCGTTGACGATCTGCCCACCCTGCAGGACCGTAACGGACTGGCCTGCCGACTCATCGACCAAAGTGCCCCCGGACACGGTAATCGAGCCAGCCGCCGCCGTGAGGATCTTGAAAAAGCCGTTATTGGCGGAGTTGGTCGCGCCGCTGATCTTGACCCACTGGTTCGCTACCAGAGATCCGAATCCACTGCCCGAGTCGCTGATCGTGTTGCCCGAGGCCGCAAAACTGATCGTGGACGCCGTCACCGTCTCAGCGGTTCCCCAGGCCGCTGCCTGCAGGGCCGCTGCCAGAAAATCGTCATAGGTGCCATAGCTCAGCTCAAAGTTGAATCCGCCAGAGGCCTGGATGCGCGTGCGCCGGATGTCGGACACCTGTCGGTCAGAGCGGATTTCGCCGCTTTCAGACATGGAGCTTTCCTGTTTCAGGCTCTCGCCTGTAATGCGCAGGAGCTGCAAGGCGCTCCCAGTGACCTGCGTGCCCCAGGTAGACTCGGCGATGTAAGCGAGTTGAGTTCTGTTTGTGTCAGACATTGATTGCCCCCTTAACTGTCTTCCGCATCAAACGGGATGTAGACATTGACTTGATATTCATTGCCGGCCTTGGTGATCTTTCCTATGGTCCGGGTATGCGGTGTTTTGAATTTGACGCCGGATAAGGTCTCGTCTCTGAATGCGACCTCGACCGCAGCGGCTATCTCCAGCAACTCGCCGTCACCTGCCTCCGAAGCACAAAAGAGCTTGGCCACGGCCAGCCCGACTGTGCGATACTGCTTGACGCCAATGGTGATCCGGCGCGTGTCGTCAGCGATGACATCGAGCTTGCAGTAGTTGCGACCGTCCACCGGTGGCGCTATGTCCGAGTTGTCGTATATAGTCCACAGGCCCTGGGGGTCCGCGATCTGGTTCTTCCACTCGTAGCGAACGGCGCTATGGATCTCGGAGATGTTCATAGCAGTGTCTCCGCCAACTCGTTCAAGGTGCTCTCGACCATGTGACTGCCCTTGGCGCTGTGCCCGTCCTCCAGGCCCACGATATAGGGCAGGTTGTTCGTGATGTGACAGGTCCCAAAGGCACCGAGGCCCTTAATCTTGGCATTGCCTTTCTGGATGGTCGCCTCTCCGCCCGGATCTGTGGTGTCAAGCTCTCCTGCAGGGCTCTCGCCGACGCCCACCTGCCAGTTACCCTTGGCCCGGCCCGTGTCCACGGGGGTCTTCTGTACCACGCGGCGTAGAGCCTCCATGCAGAGCTGCTGCTGAACGTCAGCCAGCATCGAGCCGAACGTGTCGTCGATGTGCCTCTGCACTGCCAAATTGAACTGGGTTGGTGTCACCTGACTGCCTGATTGCCTCTATTGTTGATAAAAAAACTAACTGTCATACTCCTGGCCCCCGTATCCGTCAGCACCGAACACACCTGCATCCAGGGCCGGCTTCGATGCGATGGCGAACTCATACAGGATCACCGATCCCCTGTAGGCGATCTCGGTCATGGCTGTGATTCGCCAGGTCCTGTCCGTCTC